AATCTGAGTTCCTTGGATTGTTGCGGCATTCCGAGATGCTGTCAACATTCTTCATTCATGACGGAGGGAGCACGGCGGACTGGAGAATAAAGGGCCATGCGGAGGATGCGTTTTGGAAGTGGGTATGTTCGTGGGGAGCAATCGTAAAGTACCCATCGGACATCGGATGCTCAGATGACGGGTACATTCTACCAGCGCTACACTACCACGAGCATTGCATACCGGCCACTGAAGAGGATGCCAGATCGGCGGGAAAGCTGTTTGCTGATCCAGCCGAAACCATGATCGAACAACGGCGAGTACGCAAGGCTACCATCGGTGTTCGGGTAGCTAAGGCCGCTGAGATTGCTAACGGTTGCTCAGGTCAAGCCATAGTTTGGTGCGACCTGAACGATGAAAGCAAACAGCTTCATCGAGCAATCCGGAACTCTGTAGAGGTATGCGGATCGATGACGGACACCGAGAAGGAATACGCCATCGAGTCATTCATCAGCGGACGTTCCAAGGTGTTCATTGGAAAGCCGTCGATGTGCGGACACGGCCTGAACCTACAGTTTGCGCGCACCATCGTATATTGCGGAGTGTCTCACTCATGGGAACAGTTCTATCAGTCATCGCGCCGATCGTGGAGATTCGGAGTGCAAGGCGAGGTCGATGCCCATATCGTAACCTCAGCCCTCGAAGGTAACGTGCTTGCCAATCTGAAAGACAAGCAAGCGAAGGCTGACAGGCTTGTGGCAGAAACGCGACATCATGTGTCTTCGTTCGTGCGCGGGTCGGTAACCGCCGGCAAGCGCGAAACAGACGAGTATAGACCGCTGGCGCGAATGACCGTTCCAGCATGGTGCTACAACGAAAGGACCCGGACAATATGACTGCACGAAGAGATGCTGTTCTAGACATGTGCATGGCACTGGAGCGATTAATTCACCTAGGGCAACCGTTCCCTTCGAATGCCGGCAAACTGATCAACGACTCGATCATGAGCCTAGCATTCGCGATACCATTGGCAGTAGAGGCGACACTGACCGAAGATGCTCCGGAAGGACAACGCGGACCCGAAGTATACACAGAGTCAGACCTCGTCGCCGATGAGCTTCACTCGATAGCTGGCTCGGCTGAGCGCGAAGAACAGACGGTAGAAGACACGATTGACAGTATTCGTAAGATCGTTCAGCGCTACGAAGACACTAAGTCGGACACGATTCCCTCATTAGAAAGCGTTGACCCTGAATGAACGTACTAGACCAGCGCGACGGAAAGAACTGGACTATCTATAACGCTGACGTGTGCGACGCTATCGCCGGCATCCCTGACGAGAGCATAGATGTGTCCGTGTTCTCGCCACCATTCGCTAGCCTGTACACGTATAGCGCTTCGGATCGCGACATGGGCAATTGCTCGAACGGGGCCGAGTTCTCGGAACATCTCCGCTTCTTGATGCCGCACATGGCTCGAGTCATGCGGCCGGGCCGAAACATATGTGTGCATTGCATGGATCTCCCAACGCTCAAGTATCGCGACGGGCAGATTGGGCTCATCGACTTTCCTGGTGACATCATCCGAGCGGCTACAGAAACTGGTCTTATCTGGCACTCACGAGTAATCATCTGGAAGGACCCGGTGACAGCAATGCAGAGAACGAAGGCATTGGGCCTGCTGCACAAGCAGGTACGCAAAGACTCATGCATGTCGCGACAAGGGATCCCTGACTACGTTCTGGTCTTTCGCAAGCCTGGAACCAATCCTAGTCCGGTGGCGCATTCTATGACAGAGTTCCCGATCTCACTGTGGCAACAGTGGGCATCTCCGGTTTGGCAAGATGTAGAGTGGTCTACTGACCACAAGATCGAATTCCCACCAGACCTTTGGGCAAAGTGGCACGCTCTTGTGTGGCCCGACATCGATCCATCTGACACTCTGCAAGCCAGATCTGCTCGTGAAGATGCGGACGAAAAGCACGTGTGCCCGCTACAGCTTGACGTGATTCGCCGGTGTCTGAACCTTTGGAGCAACAAGGACGATGTTGTTCTATCTCCGTTCGCGGGAATCGGTTCGGAAGGGTACGTTGCTCTAGAGGAAGGTCGCAAGTTCATTGGTTTCGAACTGAAGCGATCCTACTTTGAACAGGCGGCTAAGAACCTCGCCACCGTCGAGCCTAACGCCAAAGGCAAACAGATGTCACTACTTGACATGTTGCGCGTCAAACGAGACCCGAACCCATACCCGGTGGCTGCACCATCAGAAGAGGAAGCCGTATGACGTGCAAACGGAACGACTTCGAGCGCGTAAGGGACCGTGTCGAGATGGTGAGAATGTTCGACGAGCTACCGCGCGAACACGCTCATATGGTGATGTGCTGGATCCGTAGGGTGCTGGAGCACGCGAATAGCCTTGACCCAAAACCAGACATCGCTGAGCCTGCAATCGCCATGACGTGCCACGATACGCGCGAACCGGCGAAATATGACGCGATAATGAAAGCATATAACCTGCTAGCTGACTTGTGTGCGGACCTGTCGGATCCATCCGACGTAGAGGCAATCAAGAAGCTTATCGGGCTGGAGCCAAAATGAGCATCGATGACACTAGCATTGTCATTGGCCCGATGACAGTAGCTGAGGCGATTGACGTGTTGCGGAAGATGCCTCGCGACGCTCACATATACACAGACAGCAACGATCCGATTGTAGGCATCGAAGCAATGCCAGGTAGAGCTGGAGGAGCCTTCGTTGTGATGCTCACTGCTGTCATATCAAGGAGCGCCGCAAGCATTCCAGTAGCGTTAGCCGCTGGCATCGTAGCCTTTCGCAACCGCGTGTAATGCTCCACCTCTACCCGTACCAAGCCGAAGGAATAGAGCGCATTCGCGTTCTGTTGCGTGGCGGGATCAAGCGCGTACTGATGGTGTTGCCTACCGGAGGCGGTAAGACGGTTGTTGCCTCCGCCATCATCGTGTCAGCTATCACCAAAGGTTCTCGCGTTCTATTCGTGGCACACCGTCGCGAACTCATCATTCAGGCGGTGTGCAAGCTCGTACGTGGCGGAGTGGACGTGCGATCCGTAAGCGTAATGATGCCTGACAGGCATCTACGTGGAGCGCCTCCAGTATCCACAGAATGGGTCACCGACGATGATATCTGGCGACTTGCTAGGTTCAGGCCCGATGCACCGGTTTGCATTGCGTCGATTCAGACCCTAGCGCGACGGTCTCTTCCTACTGCCGACATCATCTTTATCGATGAAGCCCATCGAGCGTGTTCAAAGTCCTACATGAAACTGCTTGAGCACTACTCAGGCAAGACTCACGTTGGACTTACCGCAACACCGTGGCGCTCCGATCGGAAAGGACTCAACGAGTACTATCAAGACATCGTAGTAGTCCGCACTCCGCTAGAGTTAATGAAGGACGGGTATATCCTAGAGCCTAGAGTGTTCGCGATCCCACGCGAAGATCTGGCTGACCTAGGCCGCGTCCGCGTGGTCGGAGGTGACTACGATGAGACTCAACTAGCTATCGCCATGGATGTAGACACGCTTGTCGGTGACATCGTGGACCATTGGCGCAAACGAGCGAACGGCGTTAGAACTGTCGCTTTCGCGTGTTCCGTGAAGCATAGTCAACATATCGTTCAACGGTTCTGTGATGCCGGATTCAGGTTCGTTCATCTGGATGGGAACAGCACCATCCAAGAGCGTTCGCGCATTCTGAAGATGCTTGAGTCGCACGAGATCGACGGGGTGAGCAACTGTGCCCTGTTCACCGAAGGATGGGACTCACCCCAAACTGGATGCGCCATTCTTGCTAGGCCAACGCTGTCTGAATCTCTGTGCATGCAGCAGGTAGGCCGCGTGCTTCGCTCGTGTCCGGGTAAGCCGATGCCAGTCATTTTGGACCATGCCGGATGTCTGCTAGAGCACGGGTTGCCTCAAGAGGACAGGACATATTCACTTGACCCTCCAGAACCACGTGGAGCGATGGCGCACAAGTCATGTCCACAGTGTCTAGCTTTGCTCGTCTCATTCGTTCAAGTCTGCCCTGTTTGCGGTCACTGTTTCACGACTGAATCGAAGACGGACGACGATCCGGTTGACAAGACGATTGAGCGCGCTGGCGAGCTTATAGAAGTTCGACCGGCCACCACTGACGAAAAGCGCGCTGTATGGGATTCGTTGTGCAAGGCCGCAACAGACAAGGGATACGGCGTAGGGTGGGCTCGAAAGAAGTACAAGGCACGGTTCGGAACGTTTCCGCCTAACTCATTCGGAGTCCCAAAAGTCGACTACTCGCACGTGAGCTTTGAGGACAAGGCTCTAGATTGGGCCCGCATCACTTCTATCGGAATCAGCAAAGGGTACAAGCCCGGATGGGCTTACGTTGTGTACTCAAAGAAGTACGGAGAGGATCCGCCGCTATGACGATTCGTGAATTCAAAACGCCACCAGGTACGCAAGTTCCTTGGAAGGTAGTGTATCGCAAACGAAAGAAGGGCATCGTGATGGCCGATACTTGGTACATGGCTCGCGAGGAAGCTTACAGGACCGGACTGCTTAGCGTTACCGGCACAGAAGAACAGCACCTGCTCATAGAGCTGACCACATGAAAGAAGCACCATTCACCAATGCTCTAGCTATAGCTATTGGGCAACGAAGCGACCTGAAGATCTGGCGGCAAAACGTAGGTGACATCAAGGTGCGTGACAACAGAGGTAGGGTCAATCGCATCTTTCACGCGGGCCCACCTCCAGGGGTAGCAGACCTCACCGGGTATGTAATTCCCGAGGGGTGGCGACTAGAGATTGAAACCAAGGGCCAAGCCACGGTACATAGTAAGGTCCAAATCTCGTTTGCTCGTAGTGTCATCAGATCTGGAGTGGTGTATGTTCGAACTCGATACGATGAACGAGTGAGCATGGATCATAATGTCCAAAGAGCAATATCTATGATCGAAACAGCGATATCGTACCGTCGTAGGAGCGGACGATCTCGGTTCGTTATGTGGCCGTTGCTACGCTCTAAACGAGCCCTAAGCCACTAAGGTGCATCGGTGTCATCAGTGATACATCTACACGCTGTTGTAAATCCTGGTGGCATCTTACCCAACGACGGACGGCTAGAGATTCGTGTTGATGCTGGCGAGCTACCACGAATGATCGGTGATGCGTTGTCTGTGCTTGCTACCGACCAGAACCTATTCCAGAGCGGAGGAGATCTTGTGTGCGTGTGCTCTGACCCGGATCGCGTAGGAACGCGAGGCGTTCCACGCATTCGCAAGATGTCTGAGGCGTCAACCACCAAACGATTAGCCGAATTGGCTAGATGGGTTAAGTGGAGAAGAGGTACCGGAGATGATCCTGGCGAATGGGTAGGTACATATCCCGATCCGCATACCGTGAAGGCTATCGTAGATCAGACTTCGTGCGGATCATGGCCGACGATCCGTCCGTTGCGCGGAATCACGGAGATCCCCACTCTTACACCTAGCGGTAGAATCGTGTCATCAGAGGGGTACGACGAAGAGATTGCGATGACTCTCATCCCGTCGATTGACGTTCCGCCAGTGCCAACGATCTCAACGAAGGCCGACGCCGAGAATGCTCTTAGGTTTCTGTGGATCGAACTATTCTGCGATTACCCGTACGTTGGATTGGGCGAGTCCGACCCTGAGGACACAGATAGGCTTGCGCGGTACGAGCATGCCAGAACGGTTCCGGATGCATTCATAGGCATAGCCGCTCTTCTCACTATATTCGCAAGGCCAGCAATCAACGGATCAGTGCCTGGATTCGTGTTTGAGGCTTCAGCGCAAGGTTCAGGAAAGACTAAACAGATTCACGAACTTGCCCTGGTGGCCACCGGACGCACCGCCGGAGTGGCAACCTTTCCGGTTAGGGATGGCAAGGTCGATGAAGCCGAACTAGAGAAAGTGCTGAGCTCGTACGCAATCAAGGGATCTCAGTTGATTGCGTTCGACAACATCAAGGCCATGATCACCGGTTCAGCGCTTGAGAAGGCTCTTACGGCAGTTGACACGATCGACCTTAGAATACTAGGCGCCAGTGAGCAACGCCAAATGCCTTGGATATCCGTGATCACATTCTCTGGCAACAATCTAGCGATGTCTGACGACATTCGCCAAAGGGTACTAACATCTAGACTTGAAAGCTCGCACGAAGATCCGCGCAGTAGGGACCCGTCACTGTTCAGGCATCCGGATATCTTGCAGTGGATTCGTGACAACCGAGGCGACTTGATAGCCGCATGCCTTACCATTCTTCAGTCAGCGGTCATGACTGGGAACGCTAGACCGCACTGTGGCAACTGGGGATCGTTTGAATCATGGGCCACGTTGGTACCTCAGGCTATCGCATGGGCCGGCGGTCCAAACGTTCTAGAAGCACGTCCACGCATTGACGCTACAGACGACGGTGAGGCCGCTTCGCATTCGTCTCTCATGGCGGCATGGGCAACTTCGTACCAGGATGGGGCCCGCATTCCCGACGTCATCCGTGTTGCGTATGCTCGCGAGCGTGAGATCCTTAACGGAAAGGACGCGCCAGATGGGCTCGAGGATTTGCGTTCCGCATTCCGCGAACTGTCAAACACTCCAGACAATAGAGTTCCTACGTCTAGCGCTGTCTGCAAAGCTATGCGACGTCTCGAGGGGAAGTGGAGAGACGGGCGAAAGCTAGTATCGGAACGCGACCGGAAAGGAACTCTTTCATGGCGAGTCGTGTCAAGATAGATCCGTCGCGCACTGTCACGGACGATGACATTGCCGCCATCGGAACCGCCATCGCTTCAACGTTACGTGAAGAGATGCGCGAACTACGGTACGACGTGGCGCAACAGATGAGAATGCGTGACATGAAGCCTGTGCTCCCGTGGCCTTCTGATGTCGAGTCTGAACTCTACGTGCTAAGCGCAATGTGGGAAGGCGACACGGCCCCGAAGTGGCTACAATCGCAGCACTTCTCATCCACGTTTCACGCGCACGTATTCACTGCGCTCGCCAGCATTGACCGAAAGATCGGAGATGCGGCCGAGATGTTCGACGTGAAGCGGTACCTTTGCTCACGCGGTTGGAAACCATCAGATACGCTATCCGATGATCTTGAGGCTATCTCAATATGGCCGTACCAAACCGTTGATCGTCCAGCAAGGCGAGTATACTTGCTAGCGCAACGTCGGTCAGCCATTGTCACCATCGCACGGTGCACCGCCGCGCTACACGAGCCGAATTGTGATGCGGTTTCGATCGCTCGTGACTTACGCGCGGCGGCGGACGTGCTTGATCAGCGTGGCCGGGAAGGGACGACTACAGTCGCATCATCGTCCAGTAGCGTGCACACCACCGGATCTCGAAGGTAACACGACGAGAACGCATCCACGTAGCTCTGCAATCTAGTTACCCGTAGCCGTGCTGGAATACCAGCAACGGCCATTGCGTACAGGGTTGACGTGGCCACTATGCGAGTGACCGCGTCAACCTCATCCCGAGTCATACTCAACACGCTCCTACGCTGACCGTTAAGCACTATTCGGTCGCCTCCGATTGACGGAGGCGGAATGCCCTGTAGTGTTCTCGTCAGTCTCATCGTACACTCCTTCCTCTAGCGCGGCCGCATCTATCGCTTTGGATGCGGCCGCGCTAGAGGACATGTCCCAATGCTTGGCCAGTCTCTTGAGACGGGCCCGCACAACTGACGTAACCGTGACGGACATCACGGAAACGCCAGTGGATGCGGCTCGGTCAGCGTTGCTTCTACGTCGGGGCATCGCTCGCTATGCCGCGGTGAGTCGTCTTTTTACAATGTCTAGCGCATAAGCAATATCAACGCTAGACATAGCCCCCTGTGGGGACCCGATGATGGTAGCGCTTCCACCCCATGCTGTTTCTCTGCGTAGGTCTGCGAATGCGTCCCACACTTTCGCGTGGTACGCATCGTCCGGCCGAGGTCCGTGAAGGAACTTAGGCAAAGACTCCTTAATTAACGGGTTAGCGATGCACCGGAACGCCTCGTACCGCGGATGAAGCAAAGTCTCCAACCATCGCAGTTCGTC